CCCAGCAGCGAGACATGGATAAAACCGAAATGGGACTTCTGTCGTGTTTGTGTATGTATCAGCGTCATCAATCCGTGTTAAGCAATCAAAAACAAGTACATCTGTACTGTTTTCAGGCACAGGCCAAATATTGATTACAGGAGTTATCTGTCGATCAATAAAAAATTGCGTTGGTCTTGCCTGAGTTGTTTTAGATGGAATGTTAAGGTAAGTATCTCTGCTTATCCTAGACATGCTAAAATCAGTAGAATCTCTGCGAATAACCATAGACAAAACGTCAATTACATCTGCGCCAAGATCATAATTTCCATCAGCTTGCGTCACAGTTTGTGTGCGTTGTGTAATTGTCCATTGATTAAGGCCTCGATTCGCCCAATCCGCAAACAACAGATTGAGCGATCTTTTAGCAGTCTTTAGGTCGTAACCTGTTCGGACCTCCAAACCACAGCGTTCAAATGCCTCTTCAATGTAATCACTTACATCTAGTTCAAAGTTTGTAGATCCTGAAACAGTCATTACTTTTTGACCTTACCGCCGCCACGCATACGGCGTTTCGCAGCTTTTTTAGCCGCCCCGCCACCCATCATCTTTTTAACGGCAACGCCACCTTTTTTCATGCCCATCGCCATTGCTTTGCGAGGAGAAACCTTCTTAGCAGCGCCCCCGCCCTTCATTTTTTTGGGCATCACTGAACCGCCACCACGCATACGTCTTGCTTTTTTCTTAGCACCCGGCATCTTTATGTCTCCTTTCTCTGCGATATAATATGAGATTTAGATAATCATCAGGCTCATAGCTTTCATAGTATCCCATTTTTTCTAGGGTTTGACTAGCATCATCCAATTCTGATAGCTTTTGAACAAAAATCATCGTAAAGTTCCACCTTTGAAAAGCAAGTAGCCAAACATCCATTTTGTTCAATGCAAACCATTCATTCATGGCAATGCAGCCAGCTTCAACTTCATCATATGTCTGAGAAGGATCTTCTTCCGCACATATAATAACAGAATATTGAGGGTCAAAACTCTTGGACTCTACAGACACTTTCTCCCATAAATCTTGCCTACTAAAACACTTTACAACCTTTAACTTGCTGTCTTTAAATGCTTTTCTAGCGTAGGGGCATGGAGCGAACCCAGTATCAGGATCTACCACACCAAGATCCTTCATTATCCAACCCTCTATAATATCCTCTACTTTTTCTTTCTCCGTAATGATTGCACCCTTCTAGGCTTGCCTGCTGGCTGTCCTATCCTTTTCTTTTGTGAAATACGGCTTTTCTTTTCGGAAGCTGTCATTTCTTTAGATGTTTTAGGAGTTTTGCTGGAAACTCTTTTAGAGGGGCGACAATATGGAGTACCCCGTTTTTCACCCTTCTGACGCCCACACGCCTTACCCGTTCTGACATCCTTCCAGTCTTCTTTAAACCACCTTTTAAGTGCCAAGCCCTTTTTCGTCTTGCGTACTGCCATTGTTTATTCCCTTGACTTTCTGATCGCATCAAATGTCTCACGAACAGTGGGCGGCCTCTTTTCGTTAGGCTTATACTTGCATTGAATTTCACGAGGGTAAAATTCAATGGGGTCTAGCCACACGCTGTCAACAGTATTGTTAGCACCATGATATATGCAAACACGCTTTTCGTCTATAATGTCGCATCCTTTAAGCCTGCAAACAACATACTCTGGGTCAGCAAAAGCATTAGCTACGGTGCTTTTCAAAAACAAAACAAAGCCAAGAAGCAAGCCAGAACCAAGGACAGCCATCAAAATCCAAGCAACAATTTCTACAAACTTGCGCCTTCGTTGCCTCTGAATATACAAAGTTTCTTGCCGCTGCTTACGAATTTTGCCTTCCATGGCAATTAATTCGTCCCATTTCGACTTGCCCATAGTCAAGCCAATCCAGTTTTGCAACTCTCTGCGTTGAGCCTCTGCCTTTTGTTTTGCAGCAAAAGTTTCCATTGCTTCTTGCTCGACAGACTTGCCAGCAAAGAGCTTCTTAAATATTGGGGGATTTTTTGCTTCTTTTTCAAGCATGTCTAGGTCGCTCAAAGCGCCCATCCATCTTCCAAGATCGCTTGCCATAGACTCAATATCACGGCCTATAGCAAAGCCTTTTTTAATGGCACTGAAAGCTGCTGAAGCAGTAGCCATTGCGGACACGGGATCCATTAATAAACCTCCACGCTGCCCTCTTCAATGTACTTCGGAATGCAATAAGCTGTGACTTTATCCTTAGAGTCCATCAACTCAATGCTGGTGTAATTCCCATACCTTTTAGCAGTTTGTGCCGCAAAATAATTACACTCCGTAATTGAGTAAAAATACATATTATTACTGATAAGCTGCCTATCAGCACCAGTGCCTAGATAAACAATCAATAAAAAAGCATGTATCATACAAGCCTTGTAGCTTTTCTTTTCCCTTCTAATACGGCCCCACACCCACGAGCAATCATCCCATTTTTGGGTTGATTTTTTACTTTACGCTTCCTTGTTTGCGGCTCAATAGTAGCCAAGCCGCCACTTTCCATCTTCTTAGCTTTTTTCTTTTTCTTCCCACCAGTACCGTAATTAGCAGCACCAACCTTTCGGCACTTAGCGATGGCTCCGCTTGCATAAGCGCTTGGAAAAACTCTGTAGCGAGCTTTTACTTTTCGATAACATGCGTCTTTTGGCATTTTTCTTCCTTTTCATAGGGGGTTTGCTAATTTGCTTACCCATCTGTGAACGGCCCATAGCCATTAGAATAGTTGTTCCATACCAGCCGCTGCAACTATTAATATAGCGATACCCCATAGCCTAGTATCAAGACGTTTTAGTTGGTCCTGTATATCGGCGTAACGCTTATCACAAGAAGCTTCATGCTTTTCTAATTGCTTCAAAACATCTTCTGGGGTCATTAACACTTCCATCTTTTTCTAGCCTGTCTCAAACGGCTGTTTGGATTTTTAGCTGCTTTAGGGAACTTCTTCATTTGCCCAGCAGAACGAGCGCAAAAAGACTTTCTACGCTTTGCCGCTTTGCTTCCGGGCTTTACTTTGCCCGTAACCGCTGTCTTGAGCTTGCTGCCGGGATTTTTACGTCTATATGCCGCAACCCCAGCTTTAGTCATTCCCGCCCCAGATTTAGTGGGGCGGAAGTTCTTTTTGTTGCGCGGAGGCATCTTCCCTTTGGAACTAGCCATTATTTTCTCTACGACAAGAAAATGGTTAATTGATTGCTAGAACCAGTGAAGGCAGAGACAAACGCACCGCTCGTAGCAAGAATACCGTCATCTGGAATGTTCAGATGGTGCATCCCTGTCGGAAACGTTTGCGTAATCAAAGTTTCACCAGAAGCACTGCCATTCTTAATCGTAAAAGCACCAGCCGCATTTGCAAAAATTACAATTTGACGAATGCGAGAACGAGCCGGGCCTACAACGGCAGCAGAGTCTCCTTGAGTATGATTAAAGGCTCTTACTGGACCAGCCATATCTGCCTCCTACTACGCGAGGTTGTTGTTTTGCTGATACAGAATTGTAAAGCGAACAAGACCTGCGTTTGTTGCAGCGGAACCAGTTACAGTCAAACGAATATCTGATGTCCCTGTATCCTGCCACGCCAAAGCTGCGCCTGCCTCAGTGGTTGGGTACTTGCGACCAGCAGTTGTGCCAGATGCAAAAGTATTCAAGATTGTAGCCGCTCCACCCGCAGTGTCTCCAACACTAAGATTGGTTGAAGTATTGGCTGCTGTAATAACATCAATAACACAATCAATGATTTGAGAATTTGCTGGGATGACAACATCAGTAACTTGTGCTGCGACTGCGCCGCCAGAAAGATCTACTGAAAATGTTTGAGCCATAACAACTTGACCTACGTTAGCAACATCTGTTCCAACAGTGGTTCCAGTTGTATTTTTAATGGTTCCGGCCTTAATAGGACCAGAGAAAGTAGTTGTAGCCATGCTTATCTCCTGTCGTGGCTAGTGTCAGACTCACAATGAGTCTGTCAGGGATTAATCTATTGTACATAAAAAAAGGGCGACTGTGAAGCCGCCCTCTCTTAAAAGAAACTCCAAGAGTTTCCCTCAACAATTTTTCTATTATGCACCCGGTGAACCGAATACGCAACGTGGATCTGAGAATCCAAAGCTGTAACGCTCACGAGCCTTGAACCGCATGTTACCTGAATCGAAATCAGCTTCCATGTTGGTTGCAAGAGGCGCACGTTCAAAGTGCTTGAAGCCATTTGGAGCATCAGTCTTGATGAAGAACGCATCAGGATCTGTCAGGAAGTGGTTAATTGTATAACCCTCTGGCAGCATACCCATGTTCCGCATCGCGTTGATGTCATTATCCGCTGTTGATGGGCGGAGTGTTGACTCAAGCAGACGGTCAGCAACAAACTGAAGCTGTGGCGGCACAATAAGCTTCATGCCACGCAGGGCAATAATCATATTGCGCTCATCAACGAATGTTGAGATGTCGATAAGAGCATTCTCAAGTGATGTTTCGTTGAGGTCAGCAGCAGTTGATGGCTCGTTGCGGAAAGTTCCGCCACCAGCAAGCGGGTGAACCGCAGAACAAAGCTCAACGCCGTCACCACCAGTAAAGTTGGCATCAAATGCGTTGTTCAGTGTTGCAGCAGCTTTCACTTGTTTAGTGTGAGCCATTGAGCGAGCAAGAGCCTTTGTATAACGCGCACCAAGGCGGTCGTACAGGTTATCTTCCATAGCTTCTTCGGTCAAAGCAAACGCAAGAGCAATTGTTTCGTGCGTATAACGAGCAGAGTATGCTTCGTTTGCAGAATCAAATTGTACTCCAGCACCTTCAGCTTTGGTGTTGGCATTGCCAAATCCTACGAGCATGACCTCTTCTTCAAATGCACGATCTGAAGATTCGGTGTCGTAGATTTCAGCATGCTCGGCATCATAACGCTCATATTCCATTCCGAACAGAACGTTGAGGCCGGGTTCTAGCTCTTTCGCTAGTTGGGCGCGAGAAATAGCCATCAGTCAGCCTCCTTATGCCAAGCCAGTAGTGCCAGCGCTAAACAGATGATTGTTGATAACAACAATTACATTTGTATTAGCAGAGCTAACATCACTGTTCTCTGGGTCAGTGGAAATGTCGATGGCCTTGAGAGGCAAGCCAGCGGTAGTCGCGCCAGTTGTCACATCAATCTCTGTACGAGATGTGCCGGAGACAGTGCTACCAGCAGAGGCATCAACAATATCGAAATTACCAAACAGATCCGCTACAGGGAATGCAGCGTCAGCTTGAATTTCGTATTGAGCATGTGGCGCATCAATAACGAAAGCTTCAATATCAGCAGCATTTGTAGAGGCTGGGTAAAAATTGGAAAAGGTTTCTTTTCCTGTAGTTGGATCAGTGTAGCGGCATCCGTTGAAAACACCCAAAACAAGATCCGTATTGCCAGCCGCGATACGCTCAATACCACCACCAGTAACAGCTTTAACGATGTCACCTTGGAAGAT